CACCGTGCCGCCGTCGCCCGTATCGCCCGTGTGATCGTGGTCGGGCACTGTATCAACGTCAATCGTGATATCGCCATCCACACCGCCGTCTGTGAGCGTCACATTGTTGCCGGCTGCGAGGGTCCGTTCGTTGGACAATACGGATTCGTGTTCGACCGTGATATAGGATGGGGCTGTGAATGCCGTCGCCTCGTTGCCGTCCAGCAGGTCCGCGTTGAGGTTCTCTACCAGTGTCTCGCTAGCCACGTCCAGTGGCGCTGTGCCCGTGGTGACAGTCGACTTGAGTTGCTGCGATGCCTCTACGTTGCGCACGTTCACGTCGCGGAATGTCACATCACCGTCGCTGTCGGTTTTGACTAGATGCTCATTTTCACCAGAGGCCGCCGCGTCAATCTGGTGTGTGTGTTTCCCGTCCGATATGGCGTTGCCCGTATCGACGTCGCAGGTGTCTGGCGCGCTGCTCGTACCGCCTCCGCCGCCCGCACCGCCGCCACCAGTGCTCGTGCTTGGCGGCAGGTGCAATCGTCGCGGTGCATAATCTTTTGGCATACGTTACTCCTCGTCACACTCAAACGCGCAGGTGACGTTATCCACGAAATAGACCGTACCATAGGGCACACCCACGTCGCCCAGATCCACACTCGTCCACGTGTTGCTCGCGCTCAGGTCGTATGTGCTGTCAAACGCCACGCCATAGTACACCCGAGGGGCAGCGCTGGCGATGTAATGCAGATAACGTTTGCGATGGACACCCGCACAGCCGAGGCCACCCGACGTCGTATCCACGGCCAGCGTCTCGTTCCAAAGGCGCTCATTGCCGGTGTACAGGTCAGTCAGATTGTCAGCAAGCTTGTTGAGATGCATCGGCCCTACATCAGTATCGCCGTGCGCCCAGTCGTTGAGCGTGTCCCAGCCAGCATCCGGCGTGTTGTCCGACAAACGCAGCAGAATGCCATGCCGGATATATGCCGCCTCATTGGCATCCCCACGGCACACCTCGATGACAAGCCGATAGTAGTTGCCGAACGTGAGTGTGATGCCCGCCGTGCTCAGCGCAGAGGCCGCCGCGCCTGCAGTTAGGTCGATGGTCGCGCTATCCCACGTATACTGGTTCGGATCGAGCCCGGCCCCATATTGCGCATCGCTCGTGTAAACATAGGCGGGCCCATTCGCTGTCGGCGTCGTATCGTCGTAGACCGCCAGGCGCCATTTCCAGTACCGCGTATCGGGATCGCTGTGCGTCTGCGTACAGCCCTGCACGTTGCAGTAGATGCTCTCGGGACGGTAACGATAGACGCAGGACGTATACTCCTCCCACGTGTCGGCGACACTCGTAATCTCGTGCTCGGCCATCTGCGTCGAGTGAATGTTCACGTCGCTCATCGCCGCGTAGAGGGCGTTCAGGTCGGTCCGCATGTCGTTGAAATCGTCAGCGCTACTCGTGGCAGCGGCGAACGTTGGCGGTGTTTGCCATCCGCTCACGCTATTGCGCAGGCGCAGCGTCCAGGGCAGACAGTGCACGGTGCAGTCGGCTGGCTCGCCCTGTCTCCCACATTTCACCTGCAATCGCCACTGGTAGACCGTGCCTGCCACCAGATGATCGTCGATATAACCGCCGCTACCGTCGCTCACCGTGGTCAGGTCAACGGTGCCCTCTTTGTTCTGGTAGGTGTTGTCTGTGCCAGTTTCAGTTTTCGCGGTGTACCAGGTCGAGCCATCATAGACCTGTATCTGGTAGTACCAGTCACGGTCGATAGCGTTGCCATAATTGATTTTGATATGCAGTTTGTAGACCAGCGTGTTCGACGTGTGCCGCAGGTAGCACGTCCAGATGGTCTGGTAGTCCTCCTGGTACACGTCTGTGCTGGCGAACCGCGTGTGCTGGCAGGCCAGCGGCGCATGAGACTCGCCCAGCAGCCAACGCTCGGCGGCAGTGAACGCGTGATTCAGCGTCGCCGCACTCAGCACCATGCCGTTCTCTAGTACCGGTATTGCTGGGAATGCGATTTTGCTCATTCGCTCCTCTAGTAGAACAGTGGATCGCTGCCGCTATCCGCGTAACTGGACGTGCCCAGAATGAAGTACGATGGCTCGGCAAAGAGGTTCGCGACGGGGAGCAATTCCAGCGTCATCGTGTAGACCGCGCTACTGCGATACTCCTGCTGAATCCCGAGCACGTACGCGTCGGCGTTGATGCCCATATCAGAGTCCTGCACGGTCACGCGGTCGCCGATGCAAAGGTCGGGATTGCAGACCCCGCGCCACTGCCAGAGGCGGCGCGGTCGCTCCAGGCGATCGCGCAGGAATTGGCCCGCGCGCTCCATCTGCGCTCTCGTTTGCAAATAAGGATTGCCGCGCAAGTCATAGACCTTCGTGCCGGGCACCTTCGCCGGTGACAGCGTCGTGTCGTACTGTCGTTCCTCAGACGCCTCACTCAGCAGCGGTTTGCCCCGCAGTTTGAATCCAGTGACGTACATGCTTAGGCTAGCGTTATTCGTGAACGACACGCTAGCTCTCTGCGCGTAGGACGTTACGTCCACAACCAGGTCGCCGGATAGGTCGCGGCAGCCAGATGACAGCGCCTCGTAGTCTACGCCCGCTTCGGGCGTGACAATGGACCTTACCGGCCAACGGTACTGCACGTCCTGCGTCACCGTATCGCCGGGCGCAATCAGGATGTCCTCATTGCTCACGTACACATCCACAAGCTCGCCCAGCGTCAGTGGCGCCATCGTCACGCGCACACCGGTGTACGCGTCGCGCCAGGCAATCGCGTCGCTGAGGCGGAACAGCGTGCCCGTCGTCAGCGTTGCCTGTGAGGACGTGCTGCGCGCGTTCTCCAGAAACGCGGTCATGCGCCAGAACGTGTACGTACCGTCTTTAGCAAAAAACACCATGCCAAGCTCAGACTGCGCCAGTCGGCTCAGTTCGTAGGCGATGTTGTCCGTGTTCATCCAGAGGTACGGCACCGACGCGAAACCCTTGTCCAGGCTCGTGCTGGTAACGCCCGCCTCCGCCAAGAGCGTTGCCATGAATTCGTCTACGCGCTTGTCTCTGTACAGTGCCGTGGTGTACTCGTATTCGAGCATATCCAGCGAATCATCGACGCAACTGAACGATACCTCGCGGCCAGTCGGAGTCTCAGACTCAGATGGCGTCTCTATCTGCCCCGTAAACTGTCGCGTCGTGGCGGTGCCATAGTCAGCGCTAATTCGGATGGGCACGCGATAAATACCGTCGCTGATGTCGCTGTGAATCGGGCTGCTCACGTTATCCGGCGAGAATCGATTGTCGCTGTTGTCCATCACGACGGTGGCGGTACCCGGATGCACCGCTCCCAGCATCGGCAACCCCGTCCGCGAGTCGCGCAGACTCACGTTGATGGACCAGCGTGTGCATCGGCTCGTCTCATCAGTCCAGTTGGTGCCGTCCCATTGCACCTCTATCTTGCTGCACGGCGTGTTATGCGAATCAGACCAGGCCATGCGCTACCCTCATGTGTGTGTCGCCAGTTGGAGGCGTCCGGTCACGACGCTGAACGTCACTGTTATCGGGTCTCCCTCGTGTGCTGCGCCCTGCACCCGTGGCGGCGCAATGACGCGGCTATCGGTATCAGTGTAGAGCCCTTGGTCGCTCGCGTCCCCACCTCCAGGCCAGTAACGTAGCTGCAGTTGTGAGTTGTTCTGCCACGCGTCCCACGCCGTCTTGAACACGTCGGCCGCACCCTCTGTATATGCCACTCGCACCGTCATAGTGCCTGGCTGCCGCTTGCCCACTGCCACCACCGGCGCGTCGTCGTCGTACGGCTGCGCTTCGCCCACATGTCGCTCGAACCCATCCCATTCGACAGCGCAGGAGTAGCCGCTGATATCTGTCCACGTGCTGCCATCTGTGCTCACCTCTAGCGCGCCATTGCATTCGAGGGGAACGATGATTTTGGGCCTAGGGTAATACCCGATCTCAACGAACACCTGCAATACGGTGAGCACCTGGTTGGCGCAATGTTCGTACCCGACCTCTGCGGATACGTGTGACGTCGAGAGCGTTTGCGCGCCCTGTTTCTCGTACCCGACCTCTGCGGATACGTGTGACGTCGTAAGTGTAGTCACTAGACGATATCTCCGATTAGGCGAACCTCTAGGTTATCCACGTCAGTGTCAGTCCACGCGCCTCCGTCTGGCGCAGTGTTTTTTGCCAGATACCGATACTCGTACGTTGTGAGCACGCTCTGTGCGCTGCCATCGTCGTTGTTCACGCCATCCGAAAGACCGAGTGTGATTTTGTCGTCCGTGCCAGCGTCGGACTTTTTCACCTTTGCCCACGCCATCACGAGCCCCGGCACGCGGTTGCCGCTATCGTCATCGAAATCGCTGCACCCGTACTGGTCCGTCGCGTCAGACGTGATGCTGACGTAATCGGTATCGCTCGCGGGCACCTCATCCACACAGGCGTAGTTGTCAGTGCCTGTGCTGGGCGTCCATGCCGCCACGACGTCGCTGTTGACGGTGAGGCCAGCGAATCGCCAGTCGCCAGGCCAGCCGCCAGAGCCGACTACGAAGTCGTCCCAACCCGTGTCCCCGTACAGGCGTATCGCGTCGATTGTGCTGTAGGACGAGACCAGAGTATCCCCGCTATACGACAGATCGTCGATACCGTCGATTTTGGTGGCGATGGTGCCGGAATCGCTTACGACAATGTGACACGACAGGCGATGCCAAACACCGTGATTGACGGCTATGCTCCCGTCGGCGACTTTCGAGTTGTTGACATAGGCGTCCCAATAGCCGTCCGCGTCTCGGCGGAGTTCTATGACGTTTGTGTCGCTGCTGCGAAACTGCACGCGCGAATACGCTGTACCGTAGACCCAGATACTCATATACAGATCACTGCGCGCAGTTGGCAGCGAGCGGCAATAGCGCCCACTCGTACTGAAGGACGTTAATTTGTAGCTGCCTGAGTGCGGATTCGTAGCGGAAACAGAATAGCTATAGGTATCAGTCAGCTCTCCTGCCTGCGTTGGTATCGCGCCGTGCTCCCAGCCTGTGCCGAAATCAGCCATAAACGCCATCTATCACACTTCCTCCAACGTCACCTTAACGGTGTAGCGCTCAGTCTCAGTTTTCTGGCTGCTCAGCGAACCCTGCACCACTTGCACGGTGTAACTGCCGCCTTCTGGCGGCGACCACGCCAAGTCACTCGTGCGCACCAGTTCTGTCATCAGCGTTGACTCCTGCGCGCTAGTGAGTTGCGTCCACACGACCTCCCAGCGGCGTTTTTGCACCACATCGTGCTGTATCCGCGTGCCGTCTACCGCTCGTTGCGCGCCCCCCACCGTGATGTAGGTTGGTCCATGCGGTACGTCGGGATCTCGCACCGTCACCTGCGAGCCGCTCAAACCTATCTGTGTCGTCATGGTGTTACCCTCGACTCAAGCCTGTCCGCGACGAATGGCGCAATCCATGCCGCTATCTCATTAGCCATACTCGGCGTCATGCCGACGCGCAGACCCTCCGTAAACCCGCTCATGGCGTTCTCGCCGCTGCGTACAAACACGGCGCGCTCAGCGCGGATCTGCGCCTCAAACGCCCCTGACACAACGCCGCCAAAGTCGGTGTCACTCACCGTCGCCGTCAACGTCTCAGCCATCACTAGCCCCGCCGACTCTGCCGGGTCGCCGAACATTGACTGTACCTCTGTCGCTGATAGATCGAGCCCCAGTGCCGCCGCGCGCTGCAGGCCGAGTTGCCGCAAACTCTCCATGCCACGCCGTCTCTCAGCCTCTTCCAGCAGCATTCTGTCGAGAGCGCCAATGTCAATCATGCCCGGCTCAAGGCCCGTGCGAATACGGTCGGCCAGCCTAGATGCCCACCGCCGGATAGCAAGGTCTCCTTGCGCCAAGACCTCGGGCGGTATCTCAAAGTACGCCGCCCATGGTGATTCTGTGCCTCTGTTGGCGATGTCAGCGAGCCGGCGCGCGTTCTCATCCCACTTGTTCATATAGTCGCCAAGTTGTGTGGAGACGACGTCATCCCACGTGACTTGCGTCGGCTTCAGCACGGCGGATACTAGCGATTCGAGTTCAGAGGCCAAATTGCTTGTGGATGTCGCGGCGCTGTTCTGGAGATTGACTATCTCTGTCAGTTTGCGGTTGTACTCAGTGGAACCCGGCGTCAACTCAGCCAATTCGCTATTGAGTATAGCGAGCTTGCCGTTATAGTCCGCCATCGCATAGTTGAGGTCGCGTAACGACTGCGCCTGCTCGTCGTACTTCTCGCGCAGTTTCGTGCCCGTATCGCGCTCGCCTAGCCAGGCGTAAACGGCTGCAAGCCTCTCGTTTCTTGCCAGGGTTAGCTGTCTGGAGATAGAAGCAAGTTGCGCATCCGCGATCACTTTGTCTGCGCCAGGTAGCAGCCTCTGCTCTGCATCAGCGAGGTTATTGGTTGCATCGGCGGCAGCCTGTGTGCTGAGCGCCTGTTTTTCCATTAGATAGGCATTAATGTTCGCCTTAGCATTGAGTCTTGCCAGCTCTTCGCCCATCTTGCTGAATGAGATAACGCCGGTGTAGCAGGCAGCGAACAACGCCTCCGCTGCTCGCAATTGCGCCCAGTATTGCGCCTCAGACAGCTTGCCCTCAGCCCGCTGTTTCTCAAGTTCGTTTCTGAAGTTATGGTAGCGCTGCGTTGCTCGCTCCTGCCGCGTCATACCTTCGTCAAGCGCATTGTTCAGGCCGGTCAATGCATCCGCAGCGAGCCCTAGTATCTCCGGCAAGCGCATAAACTCGTTGATGAGCAGGCCGAGCTGCACCTTAAGGTCAGCGAATGCGGCTGCGGCACGTTCCCACGAGGAGGCGTCATCGGGCTCAAACGTCATGCCCTCGCCCTGTTCGAGCACCAGTTGCACCAGCGCCTGCCGCTTCTCCATGTCGCTCAGCGCGTCCGCCGCCTTGCCGATACTGGCGGCGTATTCGTCGTAGACCCTCTGCCCGCCGGTGATGATACCGAGGTTGTCCAAGATGAGCGGCGACATGCGTCCGATACCAGTCATCAGGTTGTCAAACGCCTGCGTCGCGCTCACGCCCATCGCCTGCCCGCGCACAATGGCGATCTCAAGCAGGCGCGCCATCTCGTCCGCATTGTCGGTAACGCCAAGCATCATCGCGCGGTTGGCCGAGAGCATGAGGTCTGTCTGCGAGATGGTGCCCTGCGAGACCCGCCGCAATTGTTGCAGCATCCCAGACGCGACGTCGGCTCCAGCGAGACCAGTAAACGCCGCTTCTAGCCGCTGAGCCTCAGACGCAGTCTGCCCAAGTTCAAACGTCAACCGCGCGAACTGTGAGCCGGCGTAGGCGAATACGCCGCTGGCGAGCAGGTTGCTCAGTTTGTCGAGGCTGCCGCCAACCTCGTTCAGCACATCGCCAGCCTGGTTCCGCGCCTTTATGATTATCTCAATTACGTTCGCCACTATCTCGACCTCTTCCGCTTGTACGCATTCGCGTGCATTCGGCGTATTCGTGCTGGCACATCGCCCCAGCCGACTGCCATATGTCCCAAGTCTCGCTCCATGATCTCGACGTCAGTCCGTATCGAGCGAGCCCGGAACGCCCGCAGATGCCGCCCCAGGTCCATCTCGTCTAGCTCATCCAACGTTCGCCCCGGAAACTGCCGCAGCAGGTACTCGTCCAGCAATACGTCTGGCAGCGTGTCGTCTAGTACCAGTGCATCTACGACACGCTGCTCTTCACTTCCCCCAGTTTGCTACGCTCCGCCAGCGCCGTGGGGCACAGATTCGTCAGAAGGTCAGCGACGGGCCCGTCCATATTCTCGATAGCGTCCGGAGTGATGTCGTCCAGAGATGTATAGACGTTGCCGTCCACATCCTCGATGCGACACGACGTACACCAGCCGCGCAGCAACTCCAGCGCCCGCTCTAGCCGGTAGGATGCGGTCTCCAGTGGCGTTGGCTTGCCCTCCGGTGTCGCCGACATGGCGTCATACCATGCCCGCAGATCGCGCCGCGTCCACTTGTCCTTGCAGATGACGTACTGCTCCGCCTCACCCGGCAGCGTCAGTGATAGTTTCACGGTCTACCCTCCTCTATGCTCGCTCTCACGTAGCGGTCGTACGCTGCAGGCGCTTCGATACCACCTGAAACTCGACCATTATCGGATCGGCGCTGTTCGCCTCGCCCGCGACGGTTGGCGGCGCAACGATGCGGCTATCGGTGTCGGTATAGAACCCGAACTCGCCCGTGTCGCCACCCTCAGGCCAGTAGCGCACCTGCAGTTGTGTGTTCCCCTCGTACGCGTCCCACGCGGCTTTGAATGGATCGCTCTCACCCTCGGTATAGGCAATTCTCACGGTAACCGTGCCGCGCTGCATTTTGCCCGTGCCGACGATTGGATAGTCGCCATCGAACGTGTACGCCTCGCCCTGCGCCCGCTCGAACCCGTCCACCGCGACACTGCTGGCGTACCCGCTAATGTCGGTCCAGGTGCTACCGTCAGTGCTCGTTTCGACCTTGCAGTCTTTGAACGTCTCTACTCCTGTTGCCTGTGCCACTGTTCCTATTCCTCCATAACGCACAAAAACGCCCAATGCTGGCGCTCTCTGGCGCTGATATAGGCGTTCTGGACGCTCCCGCTATGCCGTTATCTATAGACTGAGCAATCGCTTTAGCTCATCGTGCCACTCTCCCGCCCGCTCGTCTGTCAGCAGGTCTACTGCGTTGTCGATGCCCAGTGCTGCGCCGCGCTTCACCCACTCATCGCCGAACACAGCCAGAGGCACCGGCGGTAATACAGCGATACGACCGCGCTCTAGCAGTATCGCACGGCTACGCTCGCTCAGGTCGCTCAGCGTCGAGATAGTGCCGGCGCGCGTCTCAGGCGTCGTCGCCAGATTCTCCAACACGCGATATAGCACTAGAATACCCTCACCGTCAGTGCATAGCGGACGCCGAGATACTGGTGTCCGCCGTAGTCGAATGACACCCTATCGGCACTCCACGAAAACCGCTTCATGCCAGCGAGTGCGAATGGTGGCTTGGCCGCTTGCTGCGTGATGAGTGCCGCATTGATAGCGTCGGCGACCGGCATCAGCGCGGCCATATTCTGCCCGATGCTGCCCCGTGCCTGCGCGTAAAGGTCCACGTTGATAACCGCGTCGGTGATGGTCACGCCGCCGCCGGATGTGTGGTATTCCTGTGACCACGAGTCTGGGTAGACCTGCACCGTCGGCGTCGTGTTCATGCCGTCGGTTAGGTCGTCATACGACTGCGCCTGGCTCACACCGGTCACGCCCCCGAGCACGGCCGCTATCGCGTCACATATCTGCGCCAGCGTCACTGTGGTTGTCGTTGGTCCGCTCATGGTTTCTTGCTCACAATCTTGCTCACCGCGTCACCAATCAGTTTCTTGATGCGCCCCACGTTCTTGTCGAACGCCGGCTGCAGGTACGGCCGCGCTCGTGTGCCGTAGTGGGCGATTTTGAATCGGATAGCGCGTGCCACGCTCTCGTCCTGAGCCGCCTGCGTCGCTTTGCCGCCTGTACGGCGATGCGTCCTAATACTGTATGTGCCAGCCAACTTCTTCAGATGCACCCAGCGAATGAGCGGCGCGATAGGCGCCCAGTGCGGTTTGCTTCCGAACTCAACCGCTGCGGCGTATTTCACCTTGGACCCCACGACGCCCTTCACCGTTGCTGGATACACGCCCCGCACCTCGGGTACGATACTGGCGCGCAACCGGCCCGTGTTCACCGGTGCATTCTTGCGGGCATCGCGCTGCACCAGCATGGTCGCCTTCGCTATCGTGGACCACAGTTTGCTGCCCCTCTGCGCGGCAAGGTCTTTGACGACCTGCTCCATCTTCTTTTGCGTCTCGCGGAGGCCCTTCACCTCGACGCGCCAGTCATCACTCATACGACCAGCCGCCGGTATCCGCCGTCATCCAGAATGGCGGCGATATCAGGGTCCAGCCGCTGTCGGTAGAGCAGCACGCCCAACTCTCCGCCGCCGGTCGCGTCGGCCATCGCTATCTGTAACCGCTTCCACCAGCGCGCCGCTTGCATAATCGTCGCCGTCTTAATGTCGTCGGGCACCGTTTCCGCATAGCCCCATTTTGCCGTCACCTGAACCGTCGGCCGGCCGTAGATGTCGTGCGGGAACAGCGTATAGTCACCGTTGGCGCCAATGACCAGCAGAGTGTACGGTGTGCGGTTGTACTCAGGCCACTTCTCGCTACCCGTCGCCGGGAACACATCTGCTTCCGTTGTGCTGCCGATCGTGCCCAACGTCCATGTCTCATACGCGTCCTCATCATCAAAGGCGGCATCTTTGACCGCAACGGCTGTCACCGCAATACACTCGTCAATGCGCTGGTACTTGCCGCCGGAACCAGGGTAGTACCGCGCGGAGGCGGTGCTATTGGCCACAAACCCATCAGGCCGGTTGCAATACCGATCGATATGCGTCGCCGCCGCGTCTAGAACCCGCTGCAGACTGGCGTCATCGTCGCTGTCAGTCTTCTGCAACTCGGCCTTTAACTCCACTATTGTCGCATAGTCATTCGCCATACGTCTCACCCTCACGGCGATACCAGCCGCACATACCTACGCCGCCGTCGTCCGTTATCAGCACGTCAAAGTCGCGCCCCATCTGCTCGCGCAATTCGTTCAGCGCGTCGTATACGCACACGGTTGGTCGCCATGAATCCGCTGGCGAATAGTCGTGATACAGCATGAGCCCGCCAACATGCAGGTGATTCCACCAAGGGAAATCACGCCTGACGCGCTCGTGGTCGCCATCTACCCAGACCAGGCTCAGTGGCTTCCCGTCATACTGCGCGAGATAATCCCACGACCGCACCATCAGCGGCGTCACGTTGGGATACGCGCTCAGCGCCTTCACAGCATGTGGATACTCTTTCTCTTTTGGATTCAGCGTCACAATCTGCGCCTGCGGACACGCCTCGGCTAGTACCGACGCTGAATAGCCGAACGCCGTCCCTATCTCCAGCACGCACCCACCGTCAAACGGCCGCGCAAGTGCGTAGAGCGCCGCAGCCTGGTACTCGCTAATCTCGCGCTTGGATTGCACTACGCGCTCACGTACCCGCGTCAGCACCTCGGGCAACTCACTGTGATAGTCATAGAGCCTGCAGAGAATGTCCTCTGCGCTGCTATTCTCGATGCGCACGATTAACCTCCCGCACGGCCTCCAACAGTCGCGCTGGTTGTCCCAGGGCCCGCGTCCACGCGCATAGGTTTGCAGTGTCCTTCGGTATACACTTGCCAGCCCACCCCGGGTTGTCGGCATAGGCATAGGTGTGGCTACGCGATATACGCGGGTCAGCCAGCCACAACTCACGCAGTTCGTGCCAATCAATATGCGCGTTTTCGGCAATACGTCTCAGGTCGCTGCAGAACGTGACCTTAGTCGCTATCCATGCGTTCTCAGCCAGTTTGCAGAGTTCCGCCGTGCGGCTATCTGTCTGGTAGATACGCGTATAGGAGTTGGTTACCAGCGTCCACGCCTCAGCGAATACGCGCGTCACGTCACGCGGTCCGCCTAGAATGACAAACGTGTCTCTAGGCGCTCCGGCCAACGGATGCCCCAGCGTCTCGCCGTAGTACTCGGGCGAGAAACAGACCGCGCCACCAAGCGACGCTGTTGTGCCGACCTCTACCGTGGACTTGATGCACCAGTACCGCGCCACGGCGTTCCAGCAATGATAGACACAGCGCACTAGCGACGTATCACACCGCCCGCCCTCGCCCTCTGGCGTCGGCACACAGATAAACGCCAGGTCGTACGTGAACGGCTCGCCATTTCGCGTCAGATGTGTTACGACAGAGCCGCCGACGGCCCAGTGCGGCGTAACGTCTGCAACCTCGTTATCGGCGACGCGGCAGATGATGTTGTGCTCATCTACCCAGTCGGCCTCGGTGAAGTAACGCCCAATCTGTTGGCCCACGTGGCCATAGCCCACAATGAGCGTGCGCGGTTGTCGATTTACGACCTCAGGATGCGATTGCGGCATTCTTGTCGTCTCCAGTAAGAGTCTCGATGCTCAGATCGCCTGCGGCACCCAACTCGCCGATATATGGGAAGCGCTTTCGCTCTTCAACAAACGGGTTGTCCTCTTGCTCTTCCCGTTCGTAGTATTGGCGTCTAGCATCGAGCATACGGGCATAGGCCATGCTCAGCGCCAACGCAATGCGCGTTTCGACTTCCTCTGCAGGCGCGTGTTTCGGCCAACTACTCTCTGCCTCACCAGAAGCCCCAGGCGTATAGGTACACGAGACTCGAACACGAAGCGCCACTATCGCACATGTCTTTTCTGGCTCAATGGTGATCTCGATTTTGGGCGGCCCACCTATAGCCTCAAGCATTCTCTCGAACATCGTCCCCCTCCTCTCTCACACAAACCTCTCGTGCAAATGCTGCGAACAAACGTACTCTAGCGTGCGATTCAGCGCATGATTGCGGCAGGTCGGCTCGCAGTCGTCGCCCACGTGCTGCTCCGCGCGGCGCTCCCAGATTGCCGTGAATGGCTCCTCGCGCAGATTGCCCAGCGGCCGCAGCCGTCGCGTGTTCGGGCATACCCACACCATACCGTCGGCCGTGATAGCGGGCACAATCTCAGAGCCACGACAGACGGTGTACCCACGCTCATATGTGCCGGACCACGCGTCGTACAGGTCGCGGAATCTCCGACTGTAGATGAGCGTACGTGGCCCAGCCAGGTGCTCTAGCCACGGTAGCGCGACCGGCACCCAGCTATAATCGTCGAGACCGGCACATGCGCGCAGTTGGCAATAATCAGCGCCGAGGCTGCCCGCCAACATTGCCATGCGCTCGGCGTCGCGCCAGTTCTCGCCGGTAATGAGAAAACCGACGCCGACGATGCAATCACGCGCAGATAGTCTACGAACAGACTCACACACGCGGTCGTAGTATGGCTTGTGCTTGATGGCCTCGTACTGAGCCGCGTTCACCGCGTCGAGGCTGACGTATATCCACTCGCACACGTCGGCCGCGTCCAGCAGCGCACGCGTATTCGTGCCGTTGGAGTAGATGCCCACGTCCAGCCCGATGCTCGCCGCGTAGCGCGCAATCGTCGCGAATGCTGGGCATAGTGTCGGCTCCCCACCACCGGAGAACGTCACCGCGCGCACACCCACAGCGCGCAACTGGTCGAGCACGGACCGTGCGAACGGCAGGTCCACCGTTGCCTCACCGAGGCGGTCTGCGAATCGACACCAGGCACAGCGCAGGTTGCATTGGTCAGACAGGTCCATCTCCACGTGCAGCGGCCAGACGCGTTCGCCCGTCTGCAGCCGCCGCAGCGTCTCGGGGAATCTCAGTATCTTCTGCGTTGGCGCTATCGGCGATTCTCTCAAAGCCCCAGTTCCTCTCGGATCATGTCGCGCAACTCTCGCGCCCGCACGCTCCACGTGTGATGCGTCATCACGTATTCGTGCCCCGCATCCGCTATCGTCTCCCATGCGCCGGAGTCAAGCAGCCACGCCAACCGCTCATCTATTTCGGCCGGGGTCTCATAGTCTACGTAGTGGACGCCCGCAACCTGTTCCTCGCCCGACACGTACGGCTGCACGCTGGTGAGCAGGCACGATCGAGCCGCCATCACATCGAATACGCGATGCGCCCGCGTTGTCGGCGTCCGCTCCATGTGCACACACACGCGCGCTCGGTTAAACGCCTGCGCATACCGCCGCCCCAACCGCGTGCCCGACTCGTACTCCCAGCCGCGTCGCAGGCATAGGTCGGTCAATTGCACGTCCAGCGCCGCACGCGCAGGACAGTCCTTGGTGTGGCAGAGGAACGCCACGTCGATGTCGCGCTCTAGGCCATAGTCACAGAACAGCCAATCGTTCACGCTGTACGACAGGCGGCGAACCGGCGCGCCCACACCCTCGAATCGCGTCAGGTCGTCCCAATCCACCAGCACCAGATCGGCGACTTCAGCCGCCTTCTCGTAACGCAGACGATAGTGCTCCTCTGAAAGCGTGCTGTCCTGCACCTGGTAGATGACCGGAATATCGGCATCGCCCTCAAACGTCGGCCAGCATTTGCCGTCCTCATAGTAGATGACGTCGTAACCAGCGTCGGCCAACTCGTTTCTGTCCACCACGCCGAACTTCGCCGTGGGGAAATGCGTCACCTCAAACTCAGGCACGTCGTAGCAGAACGCACCGCCCATGCGCTCGATACAGCGCGGGTTGTCTCGGTGAACCAGCGCCACCCTCACCGTTGCCCCGCCTCCCACTTGTGCACGGCCGCCCACGCCTCCTCACTGTCATTGCGCCCCCAGACTATGCCGGCGTGCCGCCGCGCCTCCATCTGGTGATGTACGATACCGGCCGTACCGTTGGGGGCCGGATACCGGTTGCTCGTATTCCACTCAATGCCAAGCAGATTCAGACGCACCGGGTGTTTGTACATCGCTCTGAGTAGCGCGCCCTGGTCGCGCTTGCCCCATCGCTGCCACTCAGTATGCCACGCTCTGAGCAGCGTCGCTGTGCGCTCGTTGCGATAGAACGAGAACACGCCGCCCTGCAACTGCTCTAACTCTTGCGCGCCAATCTCGTCAAATGTCGTATCTACCTCGTCGCGGTTGTCCGGTCTGTACATCTGCGTTGTGACGTGGTACTTCCCCGGATTCGTGCAGATGCACATATCGAACCCGTCCTGCAGCGCGTCGAATAGGTACGGCACAGGCGCGGTCAACTCAGTATCGGCGTCGAGATAGAGCGCATACGCCCACTCTGCTGGCGTCACGTCGTAGACACGCGTCTTCACGCTGCGTCCGCCGATATCGGCGTCCGGCTCATCGAGATAGACGTCCTCTGGACCCAGTGGCGCCTCAGACGCCAGCGCCACGGGTACGCCGGGCATGTGTCGATGCACGCTCTCTATGCAGCGACGCGCACACTTGCGTGACGGCCCGCCATAGGCCACGACGTACACGCCGGCACGCCCGCGCCAGTCAGGTCGCGTCTCGTCCTCTGCCGGCGTCGCCAGGTGCTCTAGCGCCAGCAACCAAGCGTCACACCAACGCTGCACCGTGTACTGCGCGGCCACAGCGCGAAGGCCGCCGATATCGTCAGCCAGTACGCGCTCGATTGCGCCCACCATCGCGTCATAGTCGCCTGCGGGATAGTGGCGGATACCGGCGCGTTCAGGCAACTCGTCCATCTGGCCGACACCAGAGGGTACCACAACTGGCGTGCCACAGGCCAGCGCCTCGAACGGTGGTACGGGTCCTCCCTCGCAGAGTGACGTGCACAGATACGCATCGAGGCTGCGGTAATAGGCCGGCATCTCGCTCCACTCACGCCACGTCGTCTCCACGGGCCAGCCCTTGCCCGACGCGATAACGTGCCACTCAGGATGCTCGAACGCCAGCCGCTGCACCATCCACTCACCCTTGCGGCCGCCCTGGTAGACGGTACCAGACACGCCTATCGTCGGCCGCTCGTTTGCCGGCCGTGCGCCCAGCGTGAACAGATCCAACTCTATCGGGTGCGGGATGTGCGCCGTCGCCCCGTGCTTACTCAAGTCTGCCGCGCACATCGCTGAGGGCGTCACGCGCAAATCTACGGCACTCGCCGTCTCGTCGTACATAGTGACCTTGGCCGGTCGCTGCGTCTCCCGGTGGGTGAACCAACCCACAGTCAGCGTGTCGGCGAACCGTCCACAGTTGACGTACTCGAGATAGGGAAAGTACACATTCACGTCCACGTCTCTGCGCGGTTGGTCGCCGATGCTCCAGCCGTTGACGCGCACGAGATGCTGCGCTAGTCGTGCGCAGATCCAGTTGCTATTCGCGTCTCGACAGACGATGTGTACGTTCAGTGTGTGTCTCTCGGCCATCGTTTCGCACGTCCACACAGATGCTCTATTAGATTGCCGCCGTTCCACGGTCGCCCCAGCAACCACACGCGCACCGGCTCAGTGTAGAGCGCTCGCAGTAGTGCGCCTTGGTCCTGCTGTCGATAGCGTGCCCACTCTGCGCGCCACCGCTCGAATAGCCGCGTCGTTGCCTCGTTGCGTCGCCAGAACAGCACGCCGCCCTGTAATTGCACCACTATCGGCCCAACCACACCGTAGGTCTCCTGGCGATCATCTGGCGACAGATGCCAGAACGCTGCGCTGCCCTGTGACCGTGACGCCGTGAGTGCCATATCCCAGCCGTCGGCCAGCAGCGCAAACCCGTTACTCACGTCGCCGTGTACCCGCGTGTCTGCGTCGAGATAGAGTGTATCGTCGTACGGCGACAAGCGATCGGCGTTCAGTTTCGCCCAGCGCGCCCCCGGATGGCCGTCGGCAAACGGGATATGCGCCACGCCCGCTATCGGCTCTTCCGCAATCACACTCACGGGCAGGTCGTTGTGCTGGCGCAGAGACGCGATACTCGCCCGCGCTTCTGCTCGTGCCGGCTCCCCGTAGGCGACGTAGACGACACCACGGGTCACTTTCGCTCCATCTCCGGCGGCCACTTGGTGATGTAGTGCGGCCCTTGCTCGCAACTGCGCAACCGCTGCACATCGGCCTCCAACTCACGTACGCGCCGCCGCAACTCCTCAATCTGGCGTAGTAACTCCTTCTCGGACACGGCGTCTCCTCTCACTCCACCTGCTTCCCGATCCACGTCACCGGTAACGCGCACAATCGCGGCTTCACCCGATAGAACGCACGCAGGAACGCCAGCCGGTCGTCGCCCCGCTCTCGTTCCTTCTGCCACGTCTCCACCAACCGCAGCGACGCCTCACACCGGCGCACGAACAGTACGCGCGGCTCGTACAGCATCACCCGTAGGTCTCGTATCACTGCTGCCGTCTGAGCACGATCAGACTCGTCTCCGTAGTCACGCGCCAGCAGGTTATAATCGTACAGAGGACAGGCCGCGTCCCATGTGTCGAGCAGATGAAAGCCGCTTGGCAGTAACTCGCGTCGCAGCGTTTGCGCAGGGTCCCAGATGAGGGTACGAGGGTACGGCAGGGACGGCTCGCCCCGCATCACGTCCAGCGCATCCTGCAGGCCAGGCGCAGCACCGTCGCCGGTCAACACGACGCCACAACCGGGCAGGTTGCGCGCCAACTCCGCCGGCATCGTGCGCGCCGAACCGTCGGCCAGCCATTGGGTCGCGATGTGGCGTCCAACCTCTACCCAGTCGCCGGCGTGGTAGGTGCGCGAAACGCCGCGAACTTCAATCTGTTTTACCGACAGCAGTTGAACCCACACGCGGCTGCCCTCCTCTGAGGCGGGGCGGGCAGAGAACCCGCCCCATACCCGCCATTACTAGTCAGTCACGGTGTCCAGATTGGTCGTAGGAACCGGCTTGAACCGTGGGGCAAGTCCGTACACCTGAACGCCGAAGATGCCGGCCGAGGCCGGCGTGACCTCGACATTGATGCAATCGAACTTGTTAGCGATGTCCAGTTCCTCGTTGCGAATCTCGATTGCTGAGACCGTGTTGTTGTCCGTTGTTGCCGTTTTCGCGATGTCCTTTCCGCCGCTATCGAACGACTTGGCGCTGGTCCCGCTGGTGTCGGTGGCCTGCTCGATGTCGATATCAAGGTTGCCGCCGATGACACCACAGTGAATCAGCACCACAGCGCGGTGATAGTTCGCCAGCGACACGTACCCCGTGTTCTGCTCAGTACTGTAGGATGCGGGGTCAATGGTCGCCAGCAACGCCGCGTGTTCAGTGAACCGCTCCATATAGGCCATGTTTCCTCCCTGGTCTCAGGGGCCGGTAACGCACCGGCCCCGGCTATTCATTCTCTATCGGCTAGGTCTACGTGGACTTGTCGCCCAGAATCACGAACGGAGACACCTGCGTGCTGCCGTCCTGATACGTGAGCGGGGCTGACAGCCACGGCTGGCCGTCAACTCGATGCACGACGCGCCAAGAGGTCTTGTCGTATCGCCAGTAGTCATACTGTGTGGACTCTACGGTCGTGGCCTGGCGGTCACCGAGCAGATAGTAGTTGAAGTCTGCCAGGATCACGTCGCCGGCAGTCCCGAGTGCGCTGGCCTTCTCTGACCAGATTACGGGCAATCCGAGCAGTCGGTTGGGCGCACCCTCGACGGCACTGCCCCAGATATAGGACGCGTTGCCGGTCGGGCCGCTCATCTGCACGAGGTCGGACAGCGCCGACTGCGTAATGATCCAGACGCCCCGCCCAGAGGGCAGGAACGACTCTAGCATATTGCACAGGTCGGCATATCCGATCGCGTTGGTTGCCGCACGGTTGACCGTGATGGTCGCACCCGCGTTGACCACGCCGAGAGGCTGACCAGCGCCCGTGCCGTGCAGGAACGCATAGTCCTCCATCCACCGGACACCACCGCCAAACCCCATCGGGCCGGCCAGAAAGTCGCCCAGAGAGATTGCCGCATCGCTCACCAGCTCATCACTGGCGCGCGTGTAGCCGATCAACTTGTGCGCACTCAGCGTCACCTCGCGGAACGAGGCGTCACTCTCGGTTTTCTCGGCCCCTTCCTCAGCCCAGTAGAACTGGAGACCGCCGAACCAGTGCGGGATTCCTGAGGTCGTAGCGGTCTGGTCGAGCACGGGCAGAGAGATTTGTCGCCTGCGCATACGAATGATCGTCGCGCGCGGCCGCACGATTGCGTTCTCGCCCAGCACGCCCTGCAGCTCGTTCATCTGCTCAGTGGGCACTAGGAACCCGCCGGACGCGCCGACGTTCTCCACCATGTCCTTCTGCTCGTGGCCGGCCGCTTTTTCGTCCTCGAACCACACGAGACGCGGGTCCGGTGGACCTTTGTAGCGCGGGCTGCCTGCCCTGAATGCGGCCTGCAGGAAGTCGCCCCACTCCTTGAACTCGCCGGAGCTCCCGGTCTCCTTGTCGTTCTTCTGCTTGTCCTCAACCTGCTTCAGCAACTCATCAACGCCGCTCTCCATGATGTCTTTGAGCTGCGCGGCCTCGGCCTTTAGCGCCTTGGCGTCCTCAAGCATCTTGGGGACCTTCGCCTTGTCCTCAGCCGTCGCCTTCTCATTTTCGAGAATGGCGCGGGCCTCGGTGAACAGGCTCTTGGCCTTAGCTAGTCTTTCCCGATAGTCCATCATCCGCCTCCAATAGGTCGATTTCTGCCAACTCAAGTTCGAGAGTCGTCAGCATCTCAGAGGTGGGTGGATTCACCGGCCCGGCCTCGTCAGTCGCTCGCTCTCTATTGCTATCCGCTCCACTGGCGGCTTTAGCCCCTGGTACAAACTGGTATGTGCCGCCAACCCATGACTCGCGCGGCGCGAACGTGATATCGCCGTTCTCGTTGCGGCTATAGGCGACGCGGTAACAGTCATACTCCTCATCCCTGGCATCCACAATCACGTAGCCGTCAAACGTCTCCCGCACGTAGTAGCGCCAATATCCCGTCTCAGGATCGCGCGGGTAAGCTTCTTCAAGAGCTTCGTTTAGGGCCCGTAGGCGTTCCTCTAGCGATGGCTCCTTCCTCTCCAGCGCCTCGACGCGCTTCGTCAGCGCGGCCACCTGCGCCTCAAGTGCCTTCGCGTTCTCGCGCTCCAGGATGCGCCGTGCGCGCGCCTGCAAGCGCTCCTTCAGGTCGTCACTCAGGCTGCTTTGCGGGATTCGCGCAATGGCGTTTCGCAGGTGTGGTAGGTCTACATCGCCATTCGCGTCCTTGTACGGGAAGTGCCGCAGCGAGCGAGGGACCGTCTTGCCCTCCTCATCTTTCTCGCCGCCCGGCTCGATGTACAGAAACGCGCTGTCGGGCAAGTCGTTGATATACGCGGTGCTCCATTTGGCCTTCGCGCTCACTGTCGCCGTGGCGTCGTTCATACCCCACAGCACCGGCGATATCTCGTGCAGCCGTACTTCCTTCAGCTCGCGAATCGTGTTGCCCTCGGCGTCCTTCGTGTACTCATGCTGAATCGTGTCGTAGCCGAAAGACCACTCGTCGATAACGCCCGACTTGAGGCGCTTGAACACGCCGGCCCCCTCGGGCGTGTCGAGCAATATCTGCATCTTGGCATAGGCGCCACCTGTCGCTTCTGGGTACATCGCCCGCGTCTTGTCTGGCAGCGCATCAGGGCCAACCTCGCGCAGCTCCAACGTTTTGCCGACGGCGCTGGCCGTCGAGTTCGTGTTGTGCGCGTCGAGCACCTTCACCTTGCCGCCGCGCTCGCTGAACGTCTTGGTGAACGCACCCGGATGAATCCGGTCGCCGCCCATGTCGACGTTGCCGAACACGGCGAATATCGCCTCGACAATGCCTTTGTCCTCATCTACCACCACCGTGTCGGTGCGCAGCGTTTTGTGTTCCATCTCACTCATATTTCCTCCAACGACAGAAAGAGCGCCCATCTCTGGCCGCTCCATAGTGGCGGTCTGTGATAGGCGCTCTGGGCGCTCTGGTCTATGCGGTTGCCGTTAGCGTACGATTACGTCACCTCGCCAAAATACGGCAGCACGGTGCATCGACAGTTCACCACTTCACCCACTGGCGCAGTCGGATCGCCGGGATACTGCATCGCAATGCCGTTGACCATGAACGGCTGGTCTATCGGGATGGGCCCTATTCGGCCCCCCTCACGATAGTCGGCCCACGCCTGCAAGTGGCTATCACGCGTACGATTATCGGCGGTCGCGAGCCACTCTTTGCGCTCGACGGCGTTCTCGCGATACAGCGCCATGCTGCCCGCGTTACTAGCACGAATCGTCTCTGTGCGCGCAATCAACTCTCGCCGGTGCAGTGGCAGACGCTCGAATAGCCAGCCCCGTTCTGGCGCGTCTGGCACGGCGCCCGTAATCCAGCCCTCGAACAACGCACCTATATCCCGCGTCGCCTGGTCGATACTGGCGCCCTCACGCTCGGCGTTGTACAGCAACTCGCTTAGGTGGTCGGCAGATGTTTTGGTTATCGGCTGCGCGAACTTGAGCATGTAATCGGCGTACCACTCCAGTGCGAACAGATTCTCTACATCCCACGCGATACCGTACAGCATCTCCAACGACGTGCCCTGCGCCTCGATAACTCCTCGCACGACGGGCCCGAACGCCTGACGCCAGTATTCCTGGCCCTTGCCCGAGAAATATTGGCGTAGGTCCTGAATGAGCGTCTCCCAGCGCACGGTCGCCTTCTCGCTTAGTGCGACCGACTTTGCGGCGCGCACGATGGCCAGCACCTCACGACGGTCATGCTCGAACGCGTCTTCTGCCGCCTGCGCGAACCGTCGCTGCCAGGCCCTCACGGTGCAATCGAACGCGCGCCAATACCGCTGTTTTGCCTCGAACGTTGGACGTGCGCTTTTCGCACCTTCTTCCTCGTCCTCAGCCATCTCTTGAGCCTCTGGTGCGCCCTCGTTCGTCGGCTTCGGCGCTGGGGCCGGCTCTCGCGCTTGGCCTATGGGCAGGTACTGCACCGTCATGTACTGCGTGTCGGCGTCGGGCAAGTCGGGTAGCCCCAGGCCAGCCACCTCAGCCGCCGCACTACGAGGCACGCCGGTTGCGAACAGTTTGACGTAGTTGTCGATGGCCTCTGTTTTCGACTCCTGCAACTCGGGTATCGCGCCAAAGTCGAACGCAACGAACTCGCCGTGTTCGCCCTGCAGATAGAACTGGTACTCAGCCTCGAACAGTTGTAGCTCAGGCCGCATCGTGTCCTGCCAGAATTGGGCTTTGGCCTCAGAATAGTTACTGTACGTCGAGCGTGCTAGACCATACCGTGAGCCGAGCAGGATTGGCGGCACGCCGAACGGCATCACAATGCGCGTCTCGTTGCGTTCGTCGAGACCGGTAAAACCCATCTCGTCAAACGTGAGTGATAGGCGTTGATACTCGATATCGTCACCCATGACAGCGATGTCGGCCCAGTTGTCGTGACCGCCATACAATTCGCGCCACTTCTCCTTGGCGCGCTCAATCTCATTGTCGCTGATAGCGTGACTGGCCTTGAGCAGCCCCGTCGGCATTACGCCATGTTCAAAAAAGTCACGCAGGTAGTCGCTCACCGAGTTGTCCACGTCAGCGCTGTAGGCTACCGGGGCCAGAGGCGACAATCCCCATCCCATGCCCTCTAGCGGGTCGAGCGGGTTGGGCAGCCGAATGTGCATCATATCCTTAGGCAAGATCGGCATACCGTCCTCGCGTGCGCGGCCCTCAGGCACGTAAATGTAGCCCTTGATCCCCGCGCCACCTCTGCGATTGTCAGGCACAATGTACACGCGGTCCGGACGCAGTGGCCGCAGGCGCAGCGGCGCAGACGGGTCGCGCGGCCGGTCCACGTGCACAAACGCGTTGCCCGCGATATTCAGATACACGACGCACGCGCCTTGGAACTCTGGCCACGACTGATACTCGTTCGGCCGCGCCACCGTCTGCGCGAGTGGATGGTCGGCGTCCAGCGGCTCGGGATGGTTAGCATCGCCCCCGTACGCACGCAGCGGCGCTGCCTGCTGAGCACGCGCTTTGTACTGTATCGCCGAGTAGATGAGCGAGTTGCGCTCGTATCCCTCGTGCGTGTAGTTCTTAAAGTCTCCGACAGCCCAACGCAGAGGCTGGCCGCTGCGATAGTCCGGCCATACGAACAGTGATCGCTTGCGCTCAGCCGGCAGCACGGCGCCGCGCACACGCCGCCCACGTCGAACCGGCATCAGCTTGTTAACACGCTCAATCAGTGTCATACACCACCACTATCGTTGCCAGGCGTCCCGTACGCCCAGCGCAATCGCTCCAATCACGTAACGCAACACCGCCCTCCACACAACGCATGCGAGGAACCCCACCGCGTATCCCAGCGCATAGAACGGCGCGATGGCGATAGACGGGATGCTCACGCGGCGCAGGCTATTCACAGTCCCTTCCGCTTTTCAGCCTCCCGCTTGTAGGCGCGATAGGCTTCCCACACCGTATAGCCAAAACACGCCCGCCCGCTAGTGCTCTCAAGCATCTGGGCGATAGTGTCTGTAATCGTGACCGTTATGGTCGGGTCCTTGCCTTCACCGCCGTGGATGTACCAGCCCCTCTCGTTCAGCTCGTCGCTCATGCTTCCTCCTCTGTCCCTACCGCGCAGATGTGATACACGCGTCGCCCCGACCTCAACCGTATCGCGCTACCGTTACGGCCCTCACTGTCTGCCCACAGCATCATCGCCGCATACCGACGCGCCCACCTGTTCAGCACCAGAAACGCACCAGTCATCCTTCTCGAATAGCGCTAGTACGTCCTCTCGGCGCAGCACCGTTACGTGCCGCTCGCCGTGGTGCCTCGATTTTACCACAATGCAACCCGCCTGAATCTCGGCTATCGGCATTCCGCACTCAGCACAGCGAACGAATTTACGCAGCAGTAACCTCCTTCACGCTAGGATAAAACGCGGCCTCGCTACCGCTTGCCACGCCAACGCTAGCGACATTACGCAGTCGTCGTGCATCCCTTGTGGCGCGCCATAGCGCACCAGACCGGACTTGAGACGTTCCATCTCAAACGCTTGTAACTCTGCGATCAGTACCTTGTCAGATAGTATCGTAATCTCGCCGTGTTCGAATGCGCTCTGTAGCGCCGTTATAATCTCATGCTTGGTGACGTTCGTCGTCGTAAACGGCCGCGCTGGGATGCCGCGCGCTACTAGGTGGTCTATCACCGGCTGGCCTATGCTGTTCGCCTCTACGATCATGCTGCTCAACCGATATCGCTCATGCAACGCCGCGAGCCGGTCCTCTAGCGTTTCGTACTCTACGCGGCTGAACCGGTCGAGATACACCATGCGTTTCGCGGCAACGTCCATGACGCTTATCACGGTAAAATCTGACATTGCGGCGACGTCCACGCCGGCTATATATTGGTGTCCCTCGATCGGCCCCTGCTCCTGCGCCGTCGCCGCGTCCATCACGCGACGAAACACGCCGCCCGCATCATCTTTGAACTCAGCCAGGTATTCCTGCTCGAATATCCGCTCGGGCAGGTCGCGCTTGGCATCGGCGATCTCTTGCGCCGGTATGAACGGATTCTCAGACGTCGGCCGCTGCCATGATGCCCAGTCGGGCTCATGCTCGTCCTGTCCGCGCTGATACAAACGCCAGAACCAATTGCGCCCCTTCGGCGTCGAGATGAACATTGCGCCGCCCTGCCTATCGCTCAGCGCGGGCCGCAGCGCCTCGCTCCACGCTTCCTCGCGCATAAACGCGCACTCGTCCAATACGCAGAAGTCAAGTCCCTCACCGCGCAGACTATCTGGCCGGTCTGCGGATTTAACCTGAATGATTCCGGCGCCAGGGATTTTTGCCAAATGATCGCCTTCTCTAATAGTTGCTCCATCGATCTGTATGGCAAGCGCCTTTATCATCCGCCATCCAATCTCTGATACCGGATAATTGGGGGCAACCCACCAAGACCTCCCACCTCTTAGTGCTGTCGCTAGGCACAAAATTGATCCTAGCCGTGTTTTCCCCCATCATCATCGGCGCCCGCAGGCGAG